TTTTCTGTCCCCCCCCCCGAATAATGGGACGGATACCACTTCATGTCCATGATGCATACCTTCTTTCTGTGAATTTATTTTATTTTCCTGGCTATGCCGTCAACCAGAAAACTTTATAATGTTACTGCAAAAAGCCTGTACTGGGCTTCTATCCATGAATTACCATCACCGCTGCCATACCAGAAATACTTAAGCGTGCCGTCACTGCCAAACATTGCATTATGCAGAATCCCAGTACCCCAGGGATAATATAACCTCACAGGTGTTGTTTCCTTTGAAGCATCTGTTAAGGCTTTATCAATAAAAATATATACACTGAAATCTTCACCTATACCCTCTAATCCTTCAAGCAGCAGACCCACACAGTTCTGTACACTGTTATATTTTTTTATGTCAGTGTTAAAAGCCACACATCCCATAGAATAAACAGTGCCGTTTATTGTTTTTGTTGCCCTGCTTTTATTGGTATAGTAGTTAAACAGTGTACCTCCACCATAACCGCCACTGTAAATACTTTTTCCACTGCTGTGCACACTTCCAAGAGCAGAAAATGAATATAATTCTTTAAGGTTTACCCCGCTGGTACATACTGCATTGCCAGAAACCCTGCTGCCGTTTACCCATGCTGTCTGCCCTGCCAGTATATGCTGTGCCTGTGCTGTTGCGCCGGTCTGGGATGCAAGGCTGTTAGCTGTTATCTTACCGCTTCCATTATGGTATCCTGCTGGTATTGTATATGAACCCCCGCAGTTTAATGATGCAGTTTTTGCACCCTGGTCTGGCATTGTCCCTGTTATTTTCTTTCCGCCTGCATATGCTGTTTTGCCTGTAAGGATATGTCCTGTCCCAGCGGTGGCATCACTGGATATTTTCTTTATGTTTGCCGCCATAGTGCTGTATGCAGCACTGCTGGCTGTAGCCTGGTTCATGGCAGTGATGGCAGCGGCTACGGCTGTCTTGCCATCACTGGCAGATTTTTTTGTTTCTGAAATCTCTTTGTAAATGTCATGTGCAAGCGTCCCTTCAATGTTTTTGTTTGCCTGCCTTGCATCCAGTGCACTGCCTTTTTCTGTTATTTCCCTGCTGTCCGTTATTGGCATTTTTTCTTTGTGCCCTGCTTTATACCAGCCCATCACTTACCACCGCCTTTACATATACATCCCTTTCCTGGGCCTCAAATGTTACTGTTATGCTGTCACCATCTGCAGTTATATTTTCATAATTTAAGTCTGATACACTCAGTTCCAGGCCTATACTGCTGTTTTCGCATATTACGCCTGGTTCAAAGTTAAACATAACGCTTGTCTGCCCTGCTTCAAGCATTTCTATTTTTTCACTTTTGCATATGGCGTTTTTCAGGCACTGGTCATTTTCCAGGAGTTTTTCAAAACGCGGATTAAATTCTTCATAACTTCCTGGTGTTTCCTTTGTCATTTCTTCTATTGTCTGTCTGAACATTGGACTGTCTGGAACTACTATATCTGCCATACCCACTATCCTCCTTACATTGTATCATTTATTTTAAAGGTAAATGCAAAATCGCCATCTTTGCCTTTGCTTTTGAAATTTTTAATTGTAAGCAGGTCGCCATCAGCATCAACAAGAGCCAGTTCACTTATATTCTCACCTTCTAACTCATCTTCATCCAGAAGGCATGTATATCTTACCTGTGTATCGCTTACAACTTCAATGCTGCTTATATCTTTGCGGTAAAGTTCGTTATTTAGTTCCTGCTGCCCTGTTTCTGGCTCAAGCACCCCGCCATCACTGTTTACCCCGCCAGAGCCAAATGCCATCTGCTTTATTGGAGGAAGTTCAAGTTTTCCTGCCCTTGCAAGCAGCATCTTCTTTTTTGCTGTTATAGTAGTTATCGCTTTCTGTGCCAATTTAAAGTACCTCCCTTGTTTTTTTTGCATTAAGTTTCCTGCTGCCGTCCAGCTTTACAGAACCATCCAGATACCACAGGTTTCTCTCCGCATTTAATGATATATCTGTAAACTCTTCATATATTTCTGTAAATATTTCTAATACTATGCCTGTTTCCTGTTGCAAATTTTCTTGTGTATCTGTCTGTATATCTGTTTCAAATATTAAACTTTTCTGGCTCTCTTTTATCCTGGATATGGTATACATTTCATATAACAGGTTTTCTACGCTGAAATTTTCCATGGTATTTTGTACAGTTTCCATTCTAAAAGCTGCTTTCTCTTCCCATACAGACCCCTGTGTATCTGTATGTATATCTGTTTCAAATACTGCACCTTCATACTTTTCTTTTATCCTGGATATGGTCTGCATTTCATATAACAGGCTTTCTATGCCAAAACTTTCCATAGCATTCTGCCTGGTTTCCATTTCAAGGGCTGCTTTCTGTTCCCACAGCACAGCATCAAGTTTCCTGCTGCCGTCCAGCTTTACAGAACCGTCCAGATACCAGGCGGCTTTCCACCATCTTACTGTAGTTTCCATTTCAAGGCTTTTGTACGTTTCATTAAACCCTGTAACAGTTTCATATTCCAAAGCAAAAATTATATATACCTGCAAGGGGAGAAAACTGTCCAGTATGCCATAAATTACCCCTGTGCCTGTTACGTCTTCACCTAAGTCTACAAACATTTCTGTAGCATTGTAATCACATAACAGCTTTATATTGCCAGGGTATGCCGAAAGCATGAACATTAATTCAAGAAGGGTCATTTTGCACTTGTTTGCCACCGCAAGGACATGCATTTTCCTTTCTTCAAGTGTCATGCCTGAATCTGGTGTTATTCCCGAAAGTTTTTCAAACCTTTCAATGCCATACCCGTCCGCAGTTGAAATAAACATATTTTTTAAAACACTGTCTTCTGCTGCTGCAAGCTTTGAAAATTCCCTGTCTTCTGCTGCTGCAATCTGCTGTATTTCCTTTATCTGGCTTACCACAGGCGGGTAATAATTTATTATCTGCATGTCATTGCACCCCTTACTGGTACTGCACACTGCCCGAGCATAAGGTTTTCTGTTTTCCCATTCAGTGCTGTGTCCTGTACATCCACTATCCCTTCAACATCCGCTATTGCCTGGTTTATTTTAAGCACCCTCACAATGCAGTCTGCATCTTCCCATTTTTTAGCAAGTCCCAGAAAATAAGCATCTATTTTCTCCTGTATGGATGGCAGCAGGTTTTCCAGTGTATATCCTGTATCTAATGTTATCCCTGTTTCTATGTCTACTGTTTCTGATGCACATGGGTAAACATCAACAACATGGAATATTGGTGCTTCCCCTTCACCTTCCCCCTGCCTGCCAGAAGGGTCTATAATTTCCTGCACATCTGACACAAGCGCGCTGCTTGGTGTTTTATATGTGTTGTCAAGAAAATATATTTTTATCCTTCTTACATTCTGTGAGACGCGGTACAACCTGCACGCACCCACACCATCTATGTTATGCATAAGTGTTTTGTACTGTGCGCGGTTGCCGCCAAATGCCAGTGACGAAGATACTATGGAAAGATAACGTTCCCTGAACACTTCTGTTTCTTCTTCGTCACGTGCAGGGATTAAAAGGCTTATTAGTTCCCCATTTTCAAAGCCATCAATGTATTCAGCAGGCGAAAGCCCTTCCTGTTTTACATTTCCTTTTGTGCCAGCCTGTTCACACATAAGTTTATATGTGTCTGTTTCTGTCTGTCCTGTACAGATATATGTAAGTTCACCTGCCAGGAAACGGGCATCTTTTTCTATGTTTATGTTAAAAACAGCCTCCCATACGGCATTGGTTGCTGTAAGCGGCATTATGCCTTTTTCCTTTGCCCTTAATATTAAGTGTTCCCTGTCTGCCGTTTCTGCATAGCCGTTCTGGTCTATAAGCCCCAGTTCTATATATGCTTTTTCAAATTCTGCTGCTGCGCCTCTGAACGAATGGTCAATAAGCGTCCCTTCCCTTGTATCTGTACCGCTTCCTGATGCGGTTTTAAGGTCAGATATTATGTTTTCCTGTGTTTTATCATCATACAGCATTTAATCCCCCTTACCCTGGTCTTGCCACTGCCAGGCTGTTAAACTCTATGCTTCCATACAATGTTTCTGCTGTAAATGATATGGATGCTGTGTCTTTTTCAATATTTACGCAGAAATCTGATATGCTTTCTATGTTTTCATTTACAAGGAGGCAGTCTTCCGTCATGTGGAACGCTTCTGCCTCTAAATACTCTTCTGTATATGTCTGCTTTGCCAGTTCTTCAAATTCGCTGCCATAGTCCCAGGTGTATATATAATGCCTGTAGCGTGGCGTCTGCAATGTAAGCCATATCCATACCTTTACAGCTTCCAGCCCTTCAACAACCTGCCCTGTGAGCTGTCCTGTTGAAAAATCAATGCCATATTCTTTTGGTGTTTCTTTTTCTTCCCCCAGCTCTTCCAAATTTTCTTCATCTTCTATGTATGCAGGAAAAAACAGGCTCATAATCCCACCAGCCTTCCAAGTATGATATATTTTTCATCATCCAGGCGGCAGACCGCTACTGTATCGCCTTCTTTTAATGGTTCTATATATGTACTTTTATCTTTTAACGGAGGGCTGTCCCCGTCTACTGCATAATGGTAGCCAGTTTTTAAATGTTCCACCACAAGAAGGTCATCACCAGAAAGAAGGAGTTCCCCTGCCAGGCAGCTTGTGGCATCTTTCATTATGCCATGCTGTATTGGCGGAGGGTTGTCTTTTTTCCCTTCTTTCCGCATTATACCAAGCAGTTCAGAATATGCGTTCAATTATGCGCCACCTTCTCTCCCTTATTTTTCTTGTCTTTTTTGTCCTCTTTGTCTTTTTTTGTTTTTTTAGTCTTTTCTTCTTCGTACTCTTTGCTGTCCATTATATTTTTAAAGCTTAGTTCCAGGCTCATTGTATGTATGCCGTTCTCCCAGGTATGTGTATCATTTTCTATCCAGAAAAGCCCGTTTAAACCAGTTGTTTAATCGCGGATTTTAACCCCGTTCCCGGCTATACAGTCCAGGTCACCGTTTATGCCCTCAACATTTATTTTCTTTTCAATGCCATTAAGCAGGCTTTTAGCCGCTGTGGCTGCATTTACGCCATCTTCTTTTTTATAGGTTTCCTGGTAAATACCATATTTTTCTATATGTTTTTCATTTTTAACTACACCAGCCTGCTTGTTTTTATCATTGTAAATTTTTACAATATTTACCATGTTTTCTATGGTTTCTTCGTAGCTGGCATTTGTTATGTTATAACCTTCCTGTAAAACAAAGTCCTTTACCTTTTCACCTTTTATTTGCACAGAAAGTTTAGTGCCATCCATGCGGCATATATATTTTTTGCCTGTCTGTTTTGCTGCTTTGGTATAAGCCTTCATTATAATGTCATAAAAAGTATCACCATCAAATATCATTTTCTTTAATAGTACTTTTGTGGCTGTTATGCTGCCTGTCTTTATGCCAAGGTCTGCACATACCTTTTCTGTAATTCTCTCTGCTGTCGTGTTTTTAAAGTTATATACACCTGTGCTCCTTAAAAGGTGGTTTAAAAGGTCATAACACGAATATGATACAGTCCCTGTTTCGCCAGTTTTCCTTGATGCCTGCACTTCACCAAGGAATAACAGTTCCCCATCCTCATACAGTTTTATGGTGTCCCCTGCCCCAATATTTAATTTAAGGCTTTTTATATTCTTATCCTCTGGTGCACTGGCTACTGATATTTCTGCGGTACGTGCTGCTTCCTGGACAGAACCGCCCCAGGTAACACTTGTTACTGCCTGTGTTATGTTTAATGGTTTTTCACCTTTTTTCTTCTTTATCCATTTTACTGTCATACCTTCACCACCAGACGCTGCCCAGGAAACAATACCTCTGGGTTGTCACCTATTAATTCTTTATTTTGCAGGTACACCGCCCTCCAGTTTGCACTGCTGCCAGTCACAACTTTGGCTATTTTACATAAATCATCACCCTTTTTCACAGTATATATAGTATCCTCTATCTCTTTTACAGGTCTTTGCGTTATAGGAAAGGCTATTTTCTTTGTAACTTTTTCTTTCTTTTTCCTGCCCTTTATTACAGGCTTGCGGTATTCCTTAAATTCAAGTGTGAAATTTATATCTTTTGAACCATCATTTTCACCCCAGGTAAAACTTTCTATTGTACAGTCCATATTTACAGGTGTGTTTGTCATTGTAAGATGCAGCACGCCTTTGTTTTTCATTTTTTCTATCTTCTTTACACTTTCCTTTGGTGTTGGAAATGTTTTATAACCGCAATAACCGCTGTTATATTCTTTAGGGAAGAATGAAGAAAAAGAAACTGTTTTAAGTTTCCTTTTCCCTAAAAGGTTTATTTCCCCTAAAGAATGTATAACTGCCTGTGTATTGCCGCTTTCGCTTGTAAGTTCATATTCTGGTGGCACTACCGCAAGCCTGAATTTTGTTTTGCCCTGTTTTAACCATATCTCCATAGACTCTCTCCTTTATGCCATGCCTGTATTAAATGCAACCCTTTTCAATTTATAGACAAGTGCTTCTGCTATGCGGTCTATATCTTCATCACTTCTTACCTCCAGCCTGTCTGCAAGCTTCTGTATATTTATAGTTATATTACCTTTGCCTTCGCGTCTTGCCATTTCTATTGATTTGTCATGCGGGTAAACCCTTGTACCTTTCGGAAGGTCTACAATTTCACCACCACGGTCATGGATAACCGCTGTACCACCACGCCAGTTGCTTGTACCTTTGTATAACATAGGTATTGCCGGGATATCTATGCCAAATTTCTTGCCACCAATCTTTGGAACCCAGTCTGGTATTTTAATGCCAAGTTTGTTAATGCCTGATATTGCGCCATTTATAATGCCTATAACGGCATTTACCGGGGCTTTTATTAATGCGGAAAGTGTGTCAAATATGCCGCCAAAAATATCCACAACGCCCTGCCATGCCTGTTTCCAGTTGCCTGTAAATACGCCTGTCACAAATTTTATAATACCATCAAAAATCCTTATTATGCCATTGATTACACCAGCAATAGTATTTACTGCTGATGATATAAAGCCTGTTATTGCACCAAATGCACCAGCTACCGCAGGTACAATAAATGCCATTGCAGTCCCCACTGTATTTTTTATATGCTTAAAAATTGCAACAGCAACCACTTTAAATGCTGTCAAAGCTGCTTTAGATGTGCTGCATGTACTGCTTATCTTTTTGCCAAATACAGCAGCTATAATAACTGATGCTGTCCTTACAGCCTTTCCTATTGCACCAAATACAATTTTAAACACACCTTTGATGTTGTTTAAAATACTGCTGGCATGTGTCTTTATGCCTTTAATATTTTTATTAAACCCGCCTATATCCACACCGCATTTTGACATTACCTTTTTAACTGCATTGCCAAGTGATGTAAATATCCCTTTTACAATATTTAAACCTTTAAAGGATTTTACCGCGCCCTTTATTACACTGCCTATTATCTTAAATGGTGCTTTTATAATGTTTATAAGACCACCAAATACACCTTTTGCAATATTTTTAAGGCCATTTAACGCTTTCTTCCAGTCACCAGCAAACACGCCTGAAACAAACTGCCCCAGCCCTTTAAAAACAGTCTTTATATTGCCAAGAAGCGGTTTTACAGCCTGTACAAAACCATCTATACAGGATTTTGCTATATTTACAGCATTATCCCATTTAGCAGCAACACTGTCAAAAACTGTAGCAATGGCATTTACTGTGCCTTCGGGAAGAAAATTTTTAAGGGCATTTACTGTAAAGTTTTTAATTGCATTGATTTTTGTCTTAAAAATATCCCTTACCGTGTCCAGGATGCCTCCTGCTGCCGTTTTAAATCCTTTCAGGGCTGTTTCTGCATCACCATTGAATATCCCTTTAAACATTGTGCCAAAGCCTTTAAAAACGTTTTTAATGTCACCAAAGACAGTTTTTACATCCTGCACAAGCCCGCCAAATGCACCTTTTATACCATCCACAACAGCTTTAATTGCTGGAAGTGCTGTATCAAATGCCTTGCTTAACCCTGATGCAATATCTGGCGGGAAAATATTATAAAGGCTGTGCTTAAACTTCATTGCGGAATTATGCCAGTTGCCAGCAAATGCACCTGTAAAAAAACCAAGCAGGGCATCAAAGACTTTAAAGCCTTTGTCTGCTGCCGTAATTACACCATCAAATGCCTTGACAGTTTCTGTTGCAAATTTTTCCAGTGCCCCGTCTGCCTGTTTTGCACCTGCTTTTATATCTGGGGCAAATTCTTTAGTGAATATGCCGCCTATCTTTTTAAATGCACTGCCTATTTTATCTGTAATATTCCCTATAGATGTCCCAATAGATGAAAACTTGTTTCTAAAGTCCTGGACAGACGTGCCAGCTTTTTTAAATGTATCTTCAAA